ATGGAATCAGGAAAAGTAAAATTCTTTAATGCAGACAAAGGCTTCGGCTTTATTACTGTAGATGGTACAAACGAAGAAATCTTCGTTCACTTCTCAGGAATTGCATCCGACGGATATAGATCACTTAATGAGGGTCAAGCAGTATCTTTTGATATTGTTGAAGGACAACGCGGTAAACAAGCCGACAATGTTCGCGGACTTTAATTTAAACTAGAGCCAATTGGCTCTTTTTTTATGCTTACACAAAAAAACTCGGAGTGAATGGGTAAATAACTCCGAGTCGGGATGTGTGACACAATTTTATACACTTAGGGGTGCCACAGTTATATTATACATATAAAAAAGCCCCAGTCCACCAACTGAGGCTCGATATATTATTCATAATCAGTAGATAAAGTAGGTAACAGCCGTAACCAAAAGGAGTGCTGATTATTTTCAAATATATCTTCTTAATGATATCATATAATTTGTGATTTTCTAACAATATTCGGTTTACTTTGTCGATTTAGACTAAATCTATTGCGTTAGATATATTAACTGGATTAATGTTGATTAAAGCATATTCTGCAATGATTATAATTGCACCATCTATGTTGAATGTAGCTAAATCCTTTTAATAACCTCAGTGATAAGCATGCTTGGCAAGGAGAGTTAACAAAATTAGTATCTTATTTTAAAATTAACTACGTTTTTTAAAAAATAAACAAAAAAAGTTGATTTTCTATACTCAAATGTTATAATTGCATTGTAAGAGAAATCTAACACATTTAGATAATTCTCTTCAAACACAATATTTAAATAAAAAGATTGCCACACAGAGGCAATCTTTTTACGTACTATAGCGATTGAGGAGTCAACCAGTCACTTTCTGGTTTCATAACTAATCTCGCTTGCATATAAGCCATCTCAAGAGTAAGAATTGTATTCGCACGATACTGATTATTGATTTTTTCAACTGCTAATGCAAATTTTTCACCAAATAAATCAATGGGCAATAAGTAAGTGATGTTTCCATAGTATAGTTGCGGAACTACCATTCGATTATTGCGCTTTATTTTCTTTAGCGACACATCAATTGCTCCATTTACAATTAGCCTTAATGTGTTTTCATCCAAGGATTTTAATTTGTCCGGTAATCGTTCATAGTTATCATCAATAATATGATCCAGCTCTTTTCTCAGTTCCAAGTCGCAATCATAATACGCATCTGAAGGCTCAGCAAACATTGTGATAAACATCGGAAGCTTAGAAAAATAGTTCATTAAGAATCTATCTGAATCTTTGTAGAAACCATTAAAATACCAGTGTTGTTCTGTACTTCTATCGCCGTTAACTAAAAACATTCCGTATATATCTTGGCCATTCAAGGTCATCAGACCTGTATTAAATACCGCCGCATCTTTTTTTTCATTCTCAAAAACCAGATTTTGACTCATTGCTAGGTCAAACACAGAAAAAATGTAATTATAAATTAAATCATTCGTCTTTAGTATAGACCATTTCTCCGGTTCTGCTAATGCTATTAAATCGCGTAACTTCGCATTGAAGCTATTTCCGAGATTCGCAAATCTCCTTAATTTTGGTTGTTTATCGTCATAACCAACAAGATACTTATCCAAATCATTTCCTCCTTTATCTCTACTATATAAGTCTAATTCTATACTACTAACATTAAAATTGCCACTATCAATTATGATGTGCGCCCCTTTTGTTGGACAAAAACAACAAGAAAAAAGCCACCCTCAATCAAGAGAGTGGCAATTCTTTAATATCTATCTTTAATATAGTTTGTACTTTCAATTACGGTCAATCGTTTCTCATGATCATCTAAAGCATCTGAGTGCTTATCCAATCTTTTATTTTGATTGATATCACTTCTATTAAGGTGTTCAAGATTTCCATTCAACTTCACTATTTCAATTTTAAGCTCGTTAGTGGGTTTATAAAACATTGTGTACATTGTTCCCACAAAACCTAACATTGCGGTAACCACAAGAAATACACTCCATTCTGTCATATACTACCCCACTCTACCATCAGACTTGTTTACCCACACTTTATTCTGTGGTGCATTAAATAATTTGTGTTGAATTTGAACTCGTCCATTTGCTTCGTCTAAAATCTTGTATGTACGTTCAGTCTTACTTGGTCCATAGTTAGTACCACCAGTTGATTGTGGATATAACTTTAACGGTACATTCTTAGGTGTCCATGATTTACCAATATCACTTACAGGCTTTTCTTGTTCTTGATTAAGAAACTCTGCAATACCATAGATTTCTTTATTATCTAATGTACGTCTTGCGCCATATACTCGAGAACCGTTATGTAGCCACGATACCCAACGATAACCTTCTGAATCGATATAATTATCATAGATAACAGATTGACCATTAGACAAGCCTGAAACACGCTCTGAATTGATACTAGGTTCTTTACGAACGTTTAAACCTTCTTCTACAGTAACTGTAAACTTGCCATCTTGTCTTACAAGACTTTCTTGTCCGATAGGTGCATACACATAAGTTTCAAAGTTTATCCAAGGATTCCCTTCTGAACCTTTATTTGTGTTTGTTACTTTACCATTAGCAAAGCCAAAGTGTAAGTGAGGACCACTAGACTTACCTGTATTTCCTGATGTACCAATAACATCTCTAGCATTGCCTTTTTGACCTTTAGATACTGAAATAGTGTCCATGTGTGCATAATGTCCAGTTTTATCAATCTTAGGAAAGTATAAATATACGTGTTGTCCATAATCTGAATTTCCTGTATTTATACCAATAACTTCGTAGTCATCATAAGCGATCAATTCTTCTCCAATGTTTGCACCATAATCTACACCAATATGTGGTTTATATGGATAGCTTGCATCTGTATTCCAAAAGCCACCTGTAATACGTCTTTTGAAATTATCTGCAATATCTTCTTTGAATAAATGTTTTGCTACTTCACTTCTTAATGTCATCTACTCAACTTCTTTCTTATCGTTAAAATATTGTTTGAATACTTGATGTAATCCAGTACTTGCAAGTCCACTTACTGCACCTGCAATAATTGTTTCTGCTACACCAATATAACCATTTATTGCGATATTAAATACAATACCTAATACTGCCATAATAAGTGGAATGTGTTTACTATCTAAAGGAATATACTCCTTTAAGATATAACCTACTACTCCACAACCTAATACGATAATAGGCAATGTATTGCTTTGTAATAATTCTAAAATTTCCATGTTTTTCTCTCCTTTATACTGTATATGTAAAATTCAAATGATAGACTTTTCCTGCTTCTGTTGCTGAAAAATAGACAGCAATCGTTCCATCTGCTCCAATAGTTGCAGACCTTGAAATAAACGAACTTCCATCAGTTGTGTAGACTTGCACTACCAATGATGTATTAGGTCTATATCCTTCTGGTATATATCCTATGTTTTTTGTCCCAGCTCCAGTAGATGATACACCAAATATTGAAACAACCCTCAATCTTCCTAAAGCCACAACTGAACGTGTGTAATATGTTGTTGTTCCCCCTCCTCCTAAGATGTCCGAAGTTCGGAAATTTAGAAGTGAAGATTCAACTGCGATTGGATCAATAGCATCTGCAATTCTTCTTTCTAAATCATTTGCATAATTGTGGTCGGCTGGTGAATCTTTAGTATGTGTTTTTTTAATAAATTTAGGCATTATTTTCCCCCATTCCTATAAATTGTTTAATTGCTTGTAATTCACTTTGTAATGCTAAATTTTGTAATTTTAATCTTTCAACTTCTCTATGATAGTAAGCATCTTTAATTACTGTTAATTCGCCATACAATAACGATAGATACGATTCACTTTTAGATAAAACCGCAAATTGTTTAACTTTTTCATTTGCAAATTCATAACCGTATTTCTTTAAGCAGTATTTATACAATGCACGTTCGACATCTTGTGCAATGTAACCAAAGTGTATATTGTTATCAAATTCAGTATTGAATAATTTAGGCATTACTTCTTCAAATGTGTCTAGTAAATCGTTATCTATATCTTGAATGTTAGATTTGTAACGTTCATCTGATGATACGTTAGGTTGATTTTGAAGGTAAATAGTTCCGTATCTTTGTGTTAAATCTCCAATATTATAACCGGAAGTTTTTGGTGAAATTCTATCAAATAAACCGATTATAGTGCTTCCGGAGTGAGTGACTACCCTATCATCATTTAAGTAAAGCCACATTGAACCACCTGTTGTTGGATTTGAAATTTTAAATCTAGAAATTTCCATTAAAAGAGATGGTGTTGATTCAATGTACCCACCCTTTAGTGCTGCGCTCCCTATTTTTAGTTCTTTAGGCTTAAGGGAAACTTCTTCTCCGATTAAGTCGTTTCCATTAATATCAAACCCAGCAATTTTTCCACTCGTAGCAGTTATTTTCCCTGTTAGATTAACGTTGTTTCCAGTAGCATTGTTAAAGTCTAAATTCTTACTGTCTATTTTTACTGTTTCTGGACTTAAATTGATGGCACTTTTCACTCCGTCCTTTTCTACTTTAAGATTGATATTATCTGCATTCTGTGTAATTGCAGATTGTGCATTTCCTACATCTGTAACTAACGATTGAATTTGGCTCGCTTGTTGAGTAATGCTTGAAGTGTTATTTGCTACCTTACCGTTTACTATTTGAATATCTGATACCATAGACTTAATTTGATTGTCTGTAATAACAAATTGTGATTGTGCCCATATCTTTACTGATTCTGCACTTTCTTGGAAATTTGCAGGCTTACCACGAACGAACATTTGCTCGCTTAGTGTTAATACTGTTGAATCATAAACATCAAACTGTAACGCAATATACATCGTATTTTGTGCAGGTTGTATCGTAAATTCTTCATACTGTTTTGACACTAAGTTGAATGGTGTTCTTTTAATTTCTGTGTTGCTTGAATTGTATTCAATTACAGTAACTGTATAGCGTTGTAAGTTGTCCATTCTTCGTGCTTTGTATGAATAAACTGAATTAGGTACAACATAACCTTTAGGACTTATTGCAGTACCTGTTCTAAGAAATCTAATTGAAGATTTAGATAACGAATGAGTTGTAATTGGAATAGCATTAGAGTTAAATAATGCTCCTGAATAAAATCTTGCCTTTTCGCCAAATGTTAAGTAACCGTCATTCAAAAATCGCCAACCACTCATATCATCTTCAAAGTTCAAGTTATAAATAATATTTGAACCTACTGCTATATTACTTACTTGTGCTTGTATCTCTTCTGCTGTAAGTTCAAGTTCTGAAATTTTCTCCGATGCCTCTGTTTGTTTTTCAACCAAGCCTTTAATAATTCCGTTTTGCTGATCAACTAAAAAATACACACGCATGAACTGTCTTTTGTTGTCTGTAACCAACGCATATTGTTCTTTGGTTTTACCCGGGATAGCCGATTTTAATTCTTCGATATTTCCGACGGTTGGAACCATTCTCCCTGACGTAATAACGCTTGTGTGTTCTGCGCCATTCATATCAATCACAGTAACAACATCTAATGGTTCTAAATGAAACAATCCATACCCACTTGTTTCAAATGGATAGTATGACAATCCTTGAATTGAACCAAGTAAATCAGGTGCATACAATTCTCTATCCTTGTCCATAATTTGGTTGTCTGCGATAACGATTTCACTTCTATCGTTTACTGGTATATCTTCCCATTCAACAGGCAATACATAGTTGTCATGCGCTTGTTCTCTTGTGAGATTAAGCATGTTTATTTGTTTTAATACATCGCCTATACTAATTGTTTTTACGTTATTCTCGTCGATTGTATCTAGTGGCGCTTCTAAATCAACATATTTACATAACAACTTGCCACCATGAATCATAATCGAACTGCCACTTACCGCACTAATTTCATCAAGAATATTACGATAAGTTACATCTTCGATGTTTGTCCATTTATCTTCGGTTATCATCTTTTCGCCATTGACAATTGATGTTTCGCTAATTTCTAATCCTAAGTAGTTTGCGATTGCTTCGTATAGGTTAAATACGCTTATAGGAAACGTGATTCCAAGTTCATTGACGTCATATAAGGTATGAGAAAGAAGTAGTTTGTCATAGGCTTTAAACGTCGTCCTGTCAAACTCTGGACTTGAACCAACGACACGCTCATGTTCTTTAACAAGAAATTCGCCCCAATCAACATATTCAAAAGGCGAACCATCATAAGAGATACCGACCTGAATATTAATTATTTGTCCTGTTAAGTCGTACCTTCCGACAATTTCGCCTTCGATTTGTTGCATGATTGTTCGATAGAAATCACCGTCGAATGTTTTATCAATTTTTAATACATCATCACCACTAGGGACGTTGCCATTCCAAGATAAAAGGACATCAATTTGACGTCCTTGTTTTCTTGAATTGTCTATGAATGTTTGACTTACATCATACATGTTATCGCTCCCTTTCTGTGGATATAAACGAGACCTTTACAGGCTCAATTTCGTAACCCAATGTAGTTAACAATGTTACTTTGTAATCGCTCGTGTAGGTTCCCAAATTGACCATAGAGCGTGTTTTTGGGTTGTAGTATCGAACGGTTAAACTTGGCTTATCTAGTTCAACCATTAAACTCGACAATTCGATTTCATCTTTTGGGTAAAAACTAGCGACGATTTTAGGGAAGATACCGATTAAAGTGCCTACCCATTTACCGTTGATTAAACGACCGGAATTTGAATCCCATAGCTTATTGCGTTCTATGTCTACACCACTCAGGGTTGAAGCTGTAAAGTTTTTACCATTTAATTGTAGCAGTACATCAATAGCCATAACTTAACCCTCCGTTCGTTGCGAAATTATCGTTTTTGTTTGAATCGTTGACAACCTGCGCCAAGACTTTTCTATCAACTACTAATTGAATCACTTGCGGTTGATTTGAGTTTCCGCCAAAACCGCCATATTGACTCAAAACATCTAAGAAATCTTTAGCCCATCCGGTATTGTTCTGTAGCGGAACTACTGCTTCACGTCCTGCTTCACCAATGATCGCTGTTGTGGCACCTGTTGTTATACCACCTTTAGCTAGTCTTGGGATTTGTGGGATATTGAAACCACGACCACCACCAAGCCAACTCGGAACCCAATCAGGAACCTTTATTTTATTGACTGCTCTAATAAATCCGTTAATACCACTGATGATTATATTGAACGGCGCTTTAAACACGTTCGCTATACCGCCTATGACGTTTTCGAACACTTTAACAATTCCTTGCCACGCTTTTTTCCAATCTCCAGAAAAAACACCACTAAGAAAAGTGATTAATCCAGAGAATATGCCTTTTATATTTTTTATGACATTAGATGCTTCTTCAAAAATTCCTGAAAAGAATCCTTTCCAATAACTAGCGATTAAATTTATAGCCGTTCTGAAAAAAGAAATTATATTTCCAACGACCCTGTCAAACCAAAAATCGGACTCAAGCAATTTTTTAATAAGGTTGTCGAAAAACGAAGAAACTGTGCTTCCTAGGTTTTGGAACCAATCTATCACTTTTCCGATTGTGTTATTAAATACATCAACAACACTTTCCCAATTTTCGGATAGCCATCCGATAGCCGTGATAATTGCAACGATTGCAATAACAACCCAAGCAAATGGAGAAGCGGCAGAAAGAACTTTGAACAATTGGAAGGCGATCAACAATCCACCTAACGTTATAACTAAGTCCTTTACTGATATATCGCTTTTTCCAAGCCATTCCGCAACCACCATCAAACCTTTTACAAAATGTTCTCCAATCCATAAGGTAACGCTGACAACGGAATCAAATAAAATCTTAAAAGCGTCTATTAGGGCATCTACCAACGGTTTATATTTTTGTAGCCATTCTAAATCAGGTGCTTCAATGTCTAAACCAGAAACGGAAGCGCCAGAACCTCCCGATAAATTTTGTTGACCGTTATCACCTAATACATTCGCTTCGTCGAATCCTGCGAGTTGCTTTCGTAGCTCTTTAGCTTGCTTAACTGCGCCACTTAGATTTTTGGCTGTTCCTCTCGAAAATAATTCAAAACCGAATAAGCCTTTTGTGATGGCGTTTACGTACCCAAGAATTGTTTTTAATCCATTAATAAGCCATTGAATAACTGGTGCCAAAGTGTTTCCTAAAGAAGCCCATATACCAGCTAAGTCAGCTTGAGCTTGTGCGCCTTCTTGCGTTGATGACATCCAAGCGCTCACCGCTTTTTGAATACCACCATAAATCGCTCTAACGCCAAGTAACATTCCTGCGTACCGAGCCAATGTTCTTGTGCCTCTTTTAACGCCGTCAGACATTCCTTCGGTGTTGGTTTTTGCGGTTTTTGTATTTACTTCTACTTGTTTAGTTGATTGTGATAGTTTTTGAGCATCTAAACCGACCTTAGACATTGACGCTTCCAAACCTTGTGCATTTGCTTCTGCTTCTTTTAATTTCTGAGCTAGCTCTTCATACGCTTTCAGTTGTCCGATTTCCACAGGTTTTCCGGCACTAGTATCTAAATTCATATATCGTTGTAAATCGGCCATTTCAGCTTTATATTCGCTAATTTTTGAGTTATTACGTGATTGTTGAGCTTCCAACTTCGCCCAAGCAGCATTTAACTTTTCTACCTTTTGAGCGAATTCTTCGGTAGCCTCTTCCGCTCCGTTTTCAACCATGTTTTTAAGTTCGTTCAAATCATTTTTGATTTTAGAATTATCAAGTCTGGTATCAATCTTAATATGTCCATCAGCCATCGATTACACCTCCCTTCACTTCCGGTGCCAATGCGTTTAAAAAAGCACTGTTTTTAGGTGCTTGTTTCTTTTCTTTTATTTTTAACTTGTTTTGTGCTTCGATAAGCGCTTTCCTAGACTTGTAGTCTTTTTCTTCTGCTGGGTTTCTTGATAAAATATCAATAACATCACTTAAAGCAGTGTTTTTAACGCCTTTGAGAAGCATTATGAACTCTTGGTAATGCATATCTTCTTTATGTAAATCTATGCCGTATTGACCCTTAAAAGTGCTGTATATCAAATCCCAATGTTGATTGAAGTCAATCAATCTTTTTTGGTTATTTTCTTCTTGTTCGCCACCACTTAGGAATATACTTGATTTTTTTAATGCTTCTTCACAATAAGGGGCATCACCGAATAGTAAAGTGACCACCGCTATACCACGCTCAAAGTCATCAACATCCGGATCGTTGATGACCCTGTCGCACTCGATAGCAACTTTAAAATCTGTGTTTATGGGATACTTTTCCCCTTGGATTGTTGCATATCGAATTAGATTCATTAGATAGTGTCCTTCGATTTGTGGTCTTTCACTAGATACTTCTTTTTGATTTCTTTAATTTTTGACTCAACTTTGATTCCGGCTTTTTCGAACTCTTTTTCTAGTTTTTCGAAGAAATCATTGTATAGAAACATTGAATTAGAGTTTAAGAACGCTTTTTCTCTTAATTCTGCACCAAACGCTTCATCTAAAAGTTCGTTGACTTCATTCATTTTTGCTTTGATCGCTTTAATTGCCGATAGCGTTTCTTTTAGTCCATCTTCTGGAATGTCAATCGCCATCATTTCGTTGTAAACGCCAAAAATCTCGGTAATTGTTCCGACTTGAATCATGTCTGAAATATCAATATCAAACGTCACTTTATCGCCATGCTCATTTTCTACTGTTACTGAATGCTTTACATCGTTTGTTAATTTCATATGGTCTCCTTTTTTAAAAATAAAAGAGGGAGACTATCCCTCTTGTCCTTCTGGTGTGAACGTTGGTACACCATCAACTAGACTTACAGTACCCTTTACAGGATCTCCGTTAAATAATACGTTGTAACCAATTTGTAATTGGTCGCCTCCATCTCCGCCATGTGAATCAATTTGAATAATAACTGGTTGTAAATGTGCAGGAATACCTGTGGTTGCACCTTCTGTTGTTGCTCGGTAATTAAATACTCGTAGCATTTCGGTTTCCGCATCAGATCCTTTTGCATCGTTGTAAATTAAATCGTCAATATATTCGAAACATGCATCGCCTTTGTAAGCGAATTGAGTTACGTCTAATTGCTTGGCGAAGCCTGTGACTCCCTGTGTAGCGTTTTTATCTGCGACATAGTGTCTTGTGTTAACTGTTGCATTATAAGCAACAGCTGAACTTTCAATACCCTTATTCATCAACGCATATGTAGGAGTTGTCCCTGTGGGCTTTGTGTTCAAAAAGTTTGTCGACTGCTCACGCATAATTGCTTTAATACTCATTTTAAAACTTCCTTTCTTGGTAATATACCAATCTTGCAGTCATTCGATAGACTGCATTCATTGAGTCTGTGTCTACATTGAATAAAAACCCACTTTGTAATATTTCTATGCGTTGTGGGTTCTCTATCTCTGGTAGAACATTAATTCTGTTATTGTTTTCAATCCAATCTTGAAGTTCAATCAAGAATTGAATGTTTTTATCATTTCTTACTGTGTTTGCTGTTGAATAAGGTGTGATAATATCGAAAGCGAAAGCGAATTGTTTTAGTTTATCTCCGCCCGTGTATGAGCGTAAAATATCGCCTTCTTGCATAGGCAACTTATGGATGGCATAATTCACTGACTCGTTAGGTAGATAATCTGAATAGATAATTCCGTTTTGGTCTAGTTTTTCGTACTCGTAAAAGTACTCTTTGATTTTAGTTAGAATATCCATTATTTGTTCCTCATGTAACTTTCTACTGCTTTGATAATTGCATCTTTATTGTCGGCATACGCTCTCTCAACCCATCTATGGCCACGAATAGGCGCCCCTTGATAATTCATATCCTTCTCGGTCGGTTGTTTAGGTAACGACCCAGCCATAATTTTTCCGTACCAATGAACTCGTGCATAGGGAACATTGTAATTAATCGCTGTTCCATCAGTTTCAATGGTTGCACTATTTTTCAATGCACCTTGCCTAAATGGCACATAACCATCTGCTATTCGCATTAATTCATTTGAAAAGAATTTTTGAGTCATTCCGTTAGGGCCTAATCCGAATCTGTCTACGATTTCATATGTTCCTGGTAAATCAATGGTTATATTGTGTTTTCTCATACTATTTACCGTTTGCAGTGTAGTTGTTGAGATAACTCATTAACGCTTGATCATTGACTTCATAGCTTGCAATCGTCATTTTTTGGTCTACATCATTCAAATCACTTAAATCAGTAATCTCTTGGTGTTCTCCTTTGACAATTACATCTCCGGGTCTTAATGTCCATTTACCGGTTTTATCACTCAACCTTTGAAAATTGCTAGGTAGTTCAAACCCTTCAATTGACATAGGAATCACAACAGATATTGAGTTTTCACTTTTTACAACTGTATCGCCTAATCGAATACCTTTTTCATCTTCCCAATGAACACCTTCAATAATCGTATGTTGATATGTGTCGCCTGTACGAGCCTTTACAAGGTTGTAAATGGTTATGGTGGTATTGAGCATCATAACCCCCTGTAAAGCAGTCCAGTAGGCATTAAAATCGTTCTCAGGGTTGAATAGATAATATCTTCCGTTCCTTTTAACAGTTCGCCTTGGCTGTCGCCTTTAACATCTCTAAAACTCACTGAATGAGATTTGATTGTTTCAGACTTCAATCCGCTTTCTAATATCTTTTTATCGCTTTCTTTCAATAGTTTTAATTCAGTGTCGTAATTAAATAGCAAATCAATTACTGTACACATTGCATATTTAACTTTTTTCTCTACCCAATCTTCCGCATGGTTAAGATCTTTATTGAATGTAATGTATTCAAGATAATAACTTGCTTGTGTTTTATATTTAGGGAATTCCGCTTCGCTTACAGAATTAAAACCTAAGTCCGTATATTCTTGATATGTAAGCATTTTAAACCCCCTTTATCATGTCAATGATTTCTTGTTTGGTTGCCTTACTTGGCACTTGAATACCCAAAGACGAAGCCATTTCGAGTAGCTCCGCCTTTGTCATATCCATGTTTGGTAAAAGTGTTCTGCTACCCTGTAAGGCTGTTATTCCCCCGAGGCATCACCTTTTAAAGCCACATAAATCGCAGGAACTTTGTTATCTTCCACTAATGCAGTGTGGTATAAACGATAGTCCATAGCCCATGCGTTTTTGTCTTGATATTGTTCTGGTGTAAATGTACGAATTGATTCGTGTTTAGCGATACCAATAGGAACATCCACTCCGGCAATTAAGAATTCGACCGCTTCGGCATCGGCAGCTGGTGCGATTGCGCCAGTTGTTTCATTTTTTGCAACCTTGTTATACATACGACTTGATACAGTAGGAATCAGGGCAACTCCATCAATAGATGGGAATGTAGTATCAATTACACCTACCTTGAATGTTACGCTTGATAATTGACTTGCAAAACGTAGTTCAAGTAAGTTCAAGAAGTCATAACGAATGTGAGCGACTAATTGACCTTCATATCCTGCGTCACGAACTGCAACGATACCCGCCTTAAACTCTTCCAATGCGTTGTCTTTAGTTGCGACGATTTCTTTTGTGTTTGCGACAGAAGCCTTAGAAGCTACTTTAGCGATACGAACTAAGTCAACTTCTGGGATAACTTTAGTACGAACGAATTCGCCCATGATATTTGTTGCAGTAGGTAAGAAGTTTGCTTCATCTACGTCCATAGGGTCAATGGTAAATTTACGACCACGATCATAGTCGAATTGGTGTGTTTGCCATGTTAAATTAACGTCACCTTCTTCAAATCCGTTCGCACGAGAATAATCAGCTAAGCCATCTAATGCTAATTTTCCGATTTTGATTTCATTACCACCGTTATATTTAACTCTTGATGCGTTTGGCACCATCCAATTTGTTTTTGCTTGTTGTTCAATTACTTTGTCTAATGCATCTTGAAATAGTGATGCATATGCGATGCTATTTGCCATATTTTATTCGTCTCCTTTTTTGATTCCAAGTGATTCATACACTTGTTCTTTTTCAGTTTTGGTTGTTTGTGCGCCTTTATTGATTTCTTGACCTAGCGCCTTTTGTTCTTTAGGAACTAAGTAGCTTAAATCATTTGTAATGCGGTCTTTGATATATTCATCTAAACCAATGATTGAACCATCTTTGAACTCTAGTTCTTTGGCTTTTTCTGCAATATGTGCTTTTAATGCCACCGGATCAATTACTCCCGATTTAGCAACCGATATTTCAAGTGCTGCATTACGAGCGTTTTCTGCTAACTTTGTTTCCCATTCTTGCTTTTCAGATTCATACTTGCTTTGAAGAGTTTCTAATTCTTTCTTCTGTTCATCGCTTAGTGTTGCGGTTTTCTTCAAATTTTCTAAATCTGAATCGCGTTGCGCTAACTGTTCCTTAAATGAATCAACATCTTTCAGTGCAGTATCATATTTAGCTTTTGCTACATATTCTCCTTTAGATAAATCAGCTAATTTAACTTCTTTGTCCTTGAGTTCTTCCGTTAATTTGTTGTATGTTTCTTCACTTAATAATTCTTTTAGAAAATCCATGTTTATCTCCTGTGTTTTTTAAGTGTGGTTCACTCCACTAGGGCTTCTTATTTAAACGTCGCAAGCTACGACCGTTCGATTATCTTTAAACGCCTACATCGAGAAAAGGCATAATAAAAGACCGCATTTAATCGGTCTGTATTTTCTCTCTGCTGTAGTCACGCCTTAGTTCTTCATGACTATCAACATATTTCTTGAGTTTCGATTGCCTGTTTCTTAGTTTCTTTCTCACCGCCTTTATGTAATCTTCATTTTCGGTTACTTTTGCCATTTCCAGCTCTTTTTTAGCGTTTCTAACATTACGTTCCATGATCCGTTGTTTCTGTTCGAGTTCATAAATTCGATTGTTTTCTTCGCTATCTAACTTTTCGATTGGCAACGATATTCCAGGAAAGTAAGCGAAATGTGTGTGCCTACAATTCACACCACCCAATCCATCAACTAAGCCATAACCTGTAACGTCGTTAAATATATCTTTATGAAAGTATTCCCCTTGCCACGATTCGTGATTCTTATGACCTTCTCCTTTATCTCTTGCGCCTAAATGTTGAGATGTCGCAAAGTATTCCGCTTCTAAATCATCAGCAACTTTAGCGTTATGAGTATTGCTACTTCTTGAGATCGCGCTTACAATCGTTCTTCTTGCTACCGCTTCAATTGAGTACTCAACCGGTATTTTTATACCTTCTTTATTTGTTCGGTAATAAGTCTGTGCGGTTATGCCTTTATCTGCTAGTTTAGTCAATGCTCGACTTAACGAAGTGTTGTAATCGTATATACCTGTTGTTGTTTCTAAATTGATTTGGTCTAAGACTTGCATATAAATCCTAGGGACGGCATTTGATATCTCTTGATGTATTAACCTTAACTCGCCCGCAACTTCGCCATAAACGCTTTGAATGACGTCATTAAATGCTATATTGTCTACGCTTACAGGAGTTGCGCCTAATTCATAAGCCTTTCGATATGTTTTGAAGTCTATTGATTGAATACCTGCATCTGTTATCGCCTTTTTAACTTGCTCAAAGGGTAATTCATTGAGTTGTGCAATGATTTTAATTGCTTTTTCATCAAGTCCGCCAATTTTAGCTAATTGACTAAGTTTCCACTCTAAATCGCCGCCAACATAGGAATAGGCACTAAATCGCTCAGCGATCCATAACAACAACTCCAGTTCAACTTTTGAATAGGTATCAATTAAGGGTTGAGCAAGCAAGGATATTTGCTTATCGGTTAGCATTTAAGCACCTTTTGCATTTATTGTGCTTTAAACTATATCTTTCAATTCCTACTCCCGTGTAATAGTTATCATAAAATTCTAACCAGAACAAAGTATTACATTTATGGCAACGTTTAGGAACAAAGGAAAATTTGTCTTTGTTTGTTATTTTCATTCTTCCATTCCTTCTTCCTCTGCATCTTCGCCTAACGTTGATTCTTTAATCTGTTTATCGTTGAATTTAACAGCTTCTTTATGTGTCATTCCGTAGGCTTGTTCGTAGAATTCTATACGACTAATTAAACCTAAGTTGAATTGTTGAATTAACCTTGCATACTCCGCATCTTTATCATGGATAATTGAATCGTCAAACTCTACATGTATTCCGCTTTCTAATAGATTTCCAGTATCTAAGTAGTAAAGAGCTTTAAGCATATCAACTAGAGGTTTCTCAATCCTTGTTGCATGCTTTTTGCGTGTTTTATAGAATTTACTATTAGTTGACACAACTTGCGTAGTGTTAGTGTAAATCGTTCCGTCTTTCGAATAGAATGCGCTGTCGCCTAGACCACATTTTGAGCCCAACATATTCAACTGTTTTTCTAAGTTGTTGATATATTGGTCAACTCTTAATGTAGGTGCTTGAACGTTGATTAAAGTTCCGTCTGGATTCTTTGCATCTTCTGGCAGTAAGTAGAATTCGTCTTGATCCTTGTTGAATATCGGCATTTTAGACCCTTTATGAACTTGAAGCGCTTCCCCTTGCACATATACCCTCATTCGACCGTTACGTGCCTCTTTATCAAGCGCATCGTATGCAATATCAACCGACTTTAATTCATCAACAGCGTTTGCGTATATGCTTATTCCTAATGGATTGCCTATATTAATGTTATTGACAATAGCTGGTGAATATAGCTGAAATAATTTAACATCACTTCGGAATTCCGATTCTATATCTTCGTTGATATACTCGGTGCCATCTTTATCGAAGAATTTATTGTAAATGATATATGTTCCATCTTCTTGCTGTTCATGTATTTGAGCGTAGCAAGATTCGTCTACTTCTTGATTTATAAATGCGCAATCTACAATCTCTCCCAATACTGATTTTAAAGGCCATATAGCGTACATCGGAATATATTGGTTGAACACGTTGCCTTTTTTGTCTTTCGATTGAATTGTTGCCCCTGTACCTAATGCGAACGATAATTCCATTAAGTCGTTAAGTTTAAACTTTACTCCGTTGTTATCGACGTAATTATCAATCCACGTTTGAATTGACTTATCATCTGCTACGAATTCAGTTTCGGGATTGATAAGGTTGTCGGCCCATAACTCGCTGATTGACTTCGCCATTTTGAGTGATTTGCGCTTTCTTGTAACATGACCTAATACTATACCTTGATATTCGGTATACTCGTGAAAGTTATCAACATGTCCTTTGAAAAACTGTTCCCATACACTTAAATCATTTTCTTGTCTGTCTATCGGAGTAAATCCGATTTTATTTAATATGTCTTTAATTTCCATAATCTACTCCTTTATCAGTTTGTGATGTATTTCTTCGGTTGAATATTCTTGGGCATCTAGGTTATCAATGTTAGTTGTTCCGTCATCTAGTCGGACATCTTTGTTTTCTTTATCTGTTTTATCACTCCATACAGCGTTTTCTAGCGCTTCTATGGTGTCTTTGCAGTCATCAAGTATTAAGTATCTGTCTATGTTTATCAACCGTTGATAAGTCCTTATACGCTTATTAACTTCTGTTTTTAATGCCCCTTTAACACTCCAATAAATTTCGGCTTTGTCTAACGCTTGCTGTAACCCTCTTATTAAGACAGGCTCTGCATTATCAGCTCTTATTGCGTTGAGTTCATAACCCGCATCTAATAATTGGGTAATAAAAAAGACGAATGCGTCGTCTAATTGTTTTGGCGTTAATTCTTTTTTAATCTTTTGATCTTTGATTGTTACTATATGCGAATAATCATAAGTGATAAACGTTGCATTAAAGGCATGTGCCGATTGATTACCACCAAAGTCAACACCGACATTGACATAACCACCCTTTGCTCTTATTGGGTGTGTATATCGCTCTTTTTCGTCTTTGTTATTCCATTCCTCTATTGAAATGATATGCCTTTTAGCGAACATTGAGTATATAGCACCTTCCGCTAAAGCCCACATGCCAAGTATGTAACGCTTGTAGTAGACTGTTCCGTGATACTCTTGCTTAAGTCTTTCTACAAACGACTTGTCTAGCATTGTGTTATCATCGATCGTATAGTGTTGGTAATACAAGTTGCCTAATGGTAGTTGTTCATCAATGAATTTCTTAATGAAGTGTGTTGGTTGTTCAGGGTTACCTGTGGCATCACAACATGAATAAGGTTTATCAAGACGAGACTTCAACATTTCAAATGTCGGTTCACTCATTCTTACGATTTCATCAATATAACAATACTTGATAGATGAACCTTGTATTCGATTAATTGCATTTGCTTTCTCATGGCCTACTACGTGGTAAGTTTCTCCAAACAGTTTAACGATTGAACGTCCTGTTTGAATGAACCCAACAAGAGAATCACCAAACAACCTACGCATAGGTTCGAGTATGTTACGCTCTATCGTTGATTGACTAACACCCATGATAACGAAGATCCCATCTTCATCTTTAAGTTCACGAGTTTTGAAAGGTATTCTAAATAGAAAATCTAGGTGTGTCTTTCCTGAACGTGTAGCACCTATCTTGAAGTTCCATGTCAGATGAGCGTTGTTAATAAACTCTTTTTGCTTAGCTGTTAGGATCATCAGCTGCACCTTGCATGATTTCGTTTAACAATTTATCAACTGCGCTTAATTCATCATCTTGAACATCTTTAGAAGCCAATACTCCATAGTGTTTAGCTAACGCCTCTGCACCTTTGAATGCATCTGTATTGCGTGTGTTTATCTCAACGATTACAGGTTCTTTAGTTGATACTTCCTGTCTATCGCCTTTTTCGTCAACCCATACCCGCTTGTCAGAACGGCTTGTTACAACCATTTCTTTTTCTTCTCTACGCATTAACCTCGTCATGAATTCTAACACTTCTTGCTTGCTAGCAATGGTGTCTGCTTTAATAGCTTCATTAACTTCTTTTGATAGTTCATTGTACCTTGTGGATACCTTAGGAACTTTTAGTAGTTTAGAAGCTTCTGCATCTACACTTTCTGGCTTCCATTTTTTACTGTTTGGATAAGCCTTAATGTAAGCTTGCCGTTGTGTCATTCCTTCAACTAAGTAATTGATGTATCTCTCTTGTTGTTTGGTCAGTCTATCGGTAGTAGACTCTTTCTTTTTGGTAGCAATAGCCTACCACCTCACTTTCTTGTATAATATTCTTATTAGGAGGGCTCCATATGGCTGGTAAACAAAAATTTTGTGAGTGCGAATCGCCATCGTCCGTTTATACTGAGGTGGTTGCGAACGACACAGCACATGTAGATTATTGTAGTGATTGTAATTTACCTATCGAAGATACATTTGAGTATTTCCAATACGGTAGCGAAGATTACTACGGATAGACACTTCGGTGTCTTTTTTTATTGTTTAATATAGCCTTTAACTATTCCAATTGGTTTTCCTGTGTTTAGTGCAACCATTATCTCGTCATCGTTATTAATGTCTTTATATAACGGAACAACTATTGCTTGACGGTTTGTTTTGTTATTTATTACTCCACCAGGTTTTTTTCTTGTTCTAGAGTGAGAAAGTAAATTGATAAACTCTGCACACTTCTTCATTCTTACTTTTATTGATTTAACCATGATCTTTCTCCGCCTTTTCCTTAATGCATCTTTTACACTTCTTTTGTGATTTCAGTATTTCTTCATGAGTTATGTCGTGTCCAATTTTATAAGAGGCACAAGTGTGCAACATTGCTGTTGATTTCAATTCAGGAGCTTTCGAAAACTTTAATATAAGCCTTATTGTCTTCTTTGCTAATCCGCGCAATGCTTCAATCATTACTTCTAATTCCTTGTAGGCTTTCTATCTTAGATAGCTTATACTCTGCTTGTTTTCGCAATGTTCTCTCTTGGCACAGTTGAGTGTTCAGTTTAATAATCTGTTCACTTTGCATTGAGATAATGCTCTTCTTGTTTTCTAATTCTCTTTCGAGTTCTTTTCGTTTTCTAAACATGTTCCCTCCTGGTCAAATATAATTTCAAAGGTTATTTTGTTGTTACCATCGTAGATCCTAAATGATTGTGCTGCATTGCCGAACAACCTCTTATCCTTTGCGTATTCGTCCGTGCCTTTCATGCTAGGCACTTGATATACGTTTTCTTTTATTAGAGTTGAGTGTCTATGAGCGATAATCACATCATCAATCTTAAATGGTAGCCCACTCTGTAACTTCGATAACACCGTGTTTGGATTATCTAAATGACCATGAACCCACACGATGTTTTTACCGTTTAAGTTATAGTGTCCTATATTATTATCAATATAGTTACCTACAAACTCGATGTCAGTTTTCTCTAGCCTTAGCTTAGTAAATTCCATAACTATTCTTTGTAGACTTTCTGACTCAATGTGTTCTTTCTTGTTTGGATGAATTCTAGAGTGATTGTCTAATACCCAACCGACCTTAACAGGCACTCTAAGAGTGTTACGTATTTTCATAATAAATTGACTGAATAATTCACCTGCAAGTATTGATTGATCTATTGCATCAAGTTCTGATTGGATCCTCGTGCTTACATGAATAAAACCTTCAATCATGTCTCCTAGATTTAATATCAAAATTTCGCTTACATTGTAGTTTTTCGCATATCTTATAATTTCATGTGCATAGTAAGCGATTCTTTCTTTTGCTATGTCTACACTATATCTACTCCAGTAATTCTCATGCTTAGCTCCTAAATGCCAGTCACTAGCATTTACTAAAGCAGTTGTGTCGCTCTGTACGATTTTAAATGGCTTTAGAAATATCTTAGGTAGTGTGTTTATAGCGTGTACACTTCTGTCTGTAAGGACCTCTATACGCGCTTGATTTCTTATATCATTTCTATACTCACGAGCTATGTCACTTAGTTTATATTTTTCTTTTTGTATATCTCGTTTAATTTCATGACCTTCTACAATAATCAGATGATCATTCCATACATTTCGATAGGTCTTGCTATCTTTGTAATTTCTTTGAAGGAGCATATTTAGGTAGTCCGTTACTGACTGCCATGTTTTAAGATGTTCTTCTGTTCCTTTTTCAGAACACGTCTTTATTATTAGCTCTCGTTCAGATTGATTAAATACCGACATACGTCTCCTTTCAAAATAAAAACACGATTTCTCGTGTGTTGTTTAATATCGAATAGCTAGTCATGGAAGGAGGTAATCATATTGGCACAAATGAGTTATGACTAGCTATGTAAGAAATATTTAGTTAAGTGCAACATTAAGGGTCTGAGCCTTGATAGTCCTTGTAATTTAATCTGACTCTCCATCAGATATAAACTCGTTCACATGTTGCGTGTAGCCAATAATTAAATTGGCTTAAAGTATTCATCGAACTCCTTACAACTTAACTGTGTCGGAATTCCTTTGTAATCAAAATTAACGAAAGAACGTGTGCGACGACGTACTTTTACATCTTCACCACCTTGTATCTGGAAACTGTGTCCAGTATTGAAGTTCTTGCAACTTTTAGCTTTAATGCAACGGTACATCGTGCACCTCCTTTCTTCATTGCTCTTTGAACAAACTTCTATATTACTATTTTATCGTATTGACAGTGTAGAAAAGTCTACACTTTTTCTAGCTGTTCAGAATATTTTTCTAGAGCTTCCATAGCTTCATGTATTGTGCTATGGATACTAAGCGTCTCATCACTCCACGTTCCCGAATACTCTATTCGCGGATTTTTAACCGACGCCATTACTTTAGCTTTGCTTAACAATGTTGGTTCTTCCACATATAAATTATTGATGTTCTCTATTAGAATAACCGCCATTGGTGTTTTAAGGTATTTACTCATTCGCTATCCTCTCTGTTTCCCTGTCTATGATTTGATATATTGTTTTCTTCTCGTATCCGAATTTATAAGCTATCCAAGATATCGTCGAATAGGTTGTGTATCGATACCTAAATATATCTTGGTAGTGTGGTTGAATCTTTTCAATGATCATTTCGCAAAAACTTATAACAGACTCACAGTGTTGTTTTTCTTTCTTTAATTTATTAATCTCGTCATTTATTTCTGATCGCCTTAATGATTCATCAATACCATGTCCGCCTTGTTTTTCTTCATAGCTTATCCCTTTTAAGTTTTTTAAATTGTGTTCCAGTTCGAATAACTTTTCAGGATATTTTTCGGCTATCCAATTAATGCATGCTCGCCATGATTGAAGTTGCCCTTTAATGTAGTTGACGTCATTCATTCATTACCTCGCTTATTATCATATTCTTCTTGTGTATAAATCTTATCGCTTGATGCATTCATTAATGCAGCTAATGTATAACCTAATGCTACTCCTATAAGTAATATCCACATATCATTCTCCTTTTGTCGATTTCCATTCTTCCATTGTTTCCTCCTTCTAGAAAGGTAAATCTGTTTCGTCAATCAATAACACTGGCTCGTCTTCAACATAGTTTGATTCTGTATCTTGTTTGTAACCACTCGACTGATAAGATTGTGTTTGTTGTTCACGCTCTTGGCGTTGTGTGAGCGATTCTAAGGCATTTACAGACTCTGAAACTACTTCTTGAACATAAACACGTTTACCAGTGTTATCGTCGTATGTGCGCGATTGTATTGAGCCTTCAACGCTTATTAGCGCTCCTTTTGTAAGATAGTTTGCTATAAAATCTGCCGTTTGATTCCAGGCTACGCAGTTAATGAAATCTGCTTGTTCTTCTTTTGAAAATTTTCTATTTACTGCAAGTGTAAAACTTACTACTGATTTTCCGGTTTGTGTTTTTCTTAGCTCTGGGTCACGTGTTAAGCGACCAACTAATACTGATCTATTAATCATTCTCTTTCTCCCATTTCAAAGTTCTTCTGTTTTTTGCATTCTCGACCATTTCAATTGCTTTAGCTTTGCTTAATGCACCTTTGTGTAAATGAATATTTGAAATAATTAAATCACAACAATCTTCTACCAATTCTTTCTGAATATTATCTCTAATCTGTTCTTCTGTCATTTCTAATCGACTATATTGAATTTTTAAATCATTTACATTATCTTTTTCGTTTCTTAGTTTTTCTTGCAAGTTGGCTATTTTACCATGAGCATCAGATAATCGCTCCTCATAGTTTTCTAACCTTTTTGAATATTCATCAGTTAAGATTAATGTAGCTTTATATTTTTCTTCTTCAATTTCCAATCGTTCAATTTCACGTTCTTTAGAGTCAAGAACTCTTTGCATTGTGTTTGTACGTTCCATTTCTTCAACAAGATATTCTTTTAAGTCTCTCACTTCAATTCTACGAATATCAGGAGTTTTTATGGTCACTACTTCATTTCCCTTTTTCTTGAATATCTCAAACATTCTCTTTCTCCTTTGCTTGTAGGTATCTAATTGTTAGATTTATCGCTTGATGATAATCGATGCTAGTATTGCCTTGTTCGATATAGTCTGAACGCAAATCTACTACTGCCAATCTTTTGGTCATTCTGTATGTAGGAGATAAACGATAATGAACTTCTAATCTTAATGGCTGTTCTGTATTAAACTCTAATCCTGATTGATTTTCGTAAGCCATTTCCCAAGCCTTTACAACCTCATCAAATGTAGGTGGTCTGTATTGTTCGACTATTTCTCGCAATATTTCAATTTCATTTCCTTTTTGAAAATTTTCTTCCCATTGCAATCTGTCTAACGCTTCCTGGTATTTATTCATATTATAAGTTCTCCTTTGGACTGAAACACGCTAGGAATTGTTCGGTTGGCATTACACAACTTGTTTTAACTTCATCAAATTTAAAAATATTTGTATTTTTCAAATACGATACATCTAACACATCGTCATAAAAGTCAAAATATACGTTGTATTTATCTTCCTCAAAGAATGTGATTGCTAATACTTTGTTTTTCCCAATCCTATAAGTTTTAATTCCATTTGTGGCATAACACTCAACATCACACACCCATTCACTACCTGCAACAAGTTTATCTTTGCGATTAATGTAGTTTTCAACATCTGATAACATCACTATATGAGCGTCCCTGTCAATTGGTTCAAATATTTCACCATTCACAATATGATTAAGTATTTCACTCATATTTTTTAAACATTCATCTGCTTTACTCATTCTTCATCACTCCTTTTTAAATGTTTAGGGTCATAATTATGACCTTGAAACAATTCATCATTTATTTTTTTGTAACATCTACTGCAGACACTCATACTTTGTGTTTCAAAACTCCCTTGAAGTATCAAAGAATATCCAAAGGCATTTATTTGAGTACACAAATGACATTTGTGATTTACGAATTTTTCATCGTTCATTTTTCGTCACTCCAATCTACAACTTGACCACACTCTTTATCATTGCATCTTTCATGCCTATCTGGTGTAAAATTTTCCCACACCAAGTTGTTACATTTTCCACATAGGTAATCACCATAAGAGTTCTTTACCGGTTTCATAGGTGTTTCCTTATCAATCAATCCCTGCAACACATCACGTTTCTCATTTGTTAAATCATCATCCAATGTTACATTTCTATAAACACTTTCAAAATCGTCTAACGCTTCTTGATATTTGTTTTTCATCATAGCTCTATACCTGTAATTTCATAGAATATATTTTTATCGAAATTTGGCATTTCTTGAATGATTTCTTTGTTTTCCTCTGTTAGTTTGTTCCACCATTTCGCACAAGCTTCCTTGTATGAATACTCAATAAGTTTTCCACCTATTAGTTGTCTGATTATACTTTCTTCTTTTTCTTCCTCGGTAAACTCGTGCCATTCAGTTAGTATAAACGGCGCACTGTTCAAAGCTCTATAATATTTAGAACCTAAAAAATCACTAAATGATAAATCTGTATCTATATTGAATAGTCTGATTGTTGGTTCAGTTGTGTTAAAAAACCCACTATTAAAGTCTCCACTGTTATGGTATCCACTGTTACGGTCTCCACTGTTAAAGTATCCACTGTTACGGTTTCCACTGTTATAGTCTCCACTGTTATGGTATCCACTGTTATAGTCTCCACTGTTATGGTATCCACTGTTATAGTCTCCACTGTTATAGTATCCACTGTTACGGTCTCCACTGTTAAAGTATCCACTGTTATAGTCTCCACTGTTACGGTTTCCACTGTTAAATAAACCAGAGTTTTCTGCTCCACTATTCTTTAAGCTATCAAGCTCATAGCCTTTTATTTCTCTGACTATTTTAATATGATTGCTTATACACTTAGTGCCATCATTGACAATGTCTCCAAGCACTTCAATCTCGCAAAATCTATTGTTCGCATTACAACTATAAAACTCATGAACATTTTGGAGGCTATCGCAGAAATGAAACCCTGTATTTGTGCATAACTCTAATTCTCTACCGTTTAAGTCAATTTTATATTCTTTACCTACTTCAAATTGGAAACCTCTGCATTGTAAATTCTCATCAAAGCCCTTTATATATTTTTTCATATTTTCTCCTAATCTAATTTAACTGTTATGCAACCTTTGCCATTCCTACGTTTAATATTTGCAAGAGATGATAACCATTTAACAATTTCTGTTTTAATTCCTAATCTTGTAGCACAGTTTGATAATGAATCTATGAATTGAAACTCATCGCCGTTATAGACTGCATATTCTTTTTCGTTTCCTCGCTTAGTCATTGTTACTGTTGACCTTTTTCGTTCTCGTACCATTCTTCTAGGTTTAATGGTTTAGTAACTTCTGTGTCAGTAACCTCTTCAACGGAGGAATATTCAGGTTGAATTGATTCTTTAGAGTGTGTTTTAGTAGATCTGTTTACGACGTCACTATTCACTTTATCTGACTCCCTATTTAACCAAGCGTTCATAAATCTTTTCATACCACTTTTCTTTTTTCTTCTAGAAGGATTACTTTCCAACCAAAGTGATGCTTTCTTTAATTCAACTTCAACATTTACATTTGGGAATGTATCTTGTGCTTTAAGAATGTAGTCAGAATCGAATGAATATATACTGCCGTCGGCTAGTGGCATTTCAATGCCAACTAACGTATTATTCTTTACATTATTATCATTCTTATAATTCTTTACATTCTTAGTTGTTGTTAGTTGTTTGTTAGTTGATTGTTGCTCGTTTGTTGATTGATTGTTATCTTGTTTGTTAGTGTCGTCATAATAACCTTGATAAATGTCGTAATTAGTCACTATTATTAAGGTGTTTTTGTTTGTTGATTTGATTGTTATCTCCCCTGTTTTTTTAAGCTTATTTATTGAGGTGCGAACAGACTGTAATGACAACCCTGTTTGAACAGATAACGACCCTAAACTTGTAACAAAACTACCTCTTTCTATTTCTTGGCCACGCCATTGTTTTCCGCTGTGATTTGCAAGAAGTAACATATGAATGAATAACGATTTAACATTAATATCTGTGTACCATTCCCAATCAATTATTTTTCTTTCGAGCTTAATAAACCCGATTTTTTCTGCCATTATTACCTCCTTAAATCTTCTTCATATACCAATAAATCAATACCGTGTTCTCTACCACGATCTAATGTGATATCGATTAAATCATTCATTTCTTTTTTGTTAAATCTGCTTGTTCCTTTATAACAGGCTAAGAGTACTGTATCTACTCCTTTAGCAGATTTTCGACGTTCAACTACTTTTACTACCCTGTAAGGTTTTTTATTATCATCGCCTTGAAGTACATCTATCATCTCTTCAAGACCTTCCCAATATTCAACGCTTATATTCGCTTCCTCTATTAGTTGAATGTAGGTATCGTTTACGTACTCTCTAGGCTTAAGACCTCCATTCTCTGCTGCTGTAATTTTGCTTATTAAAGCCCATAAAGCTCTGTTTTGGCGCAATGTCCTTTGACCTTCCCTAACACCTATGTCTATATCTAACAGCTTGTCTTGGGGTATCTTTTGAGCTTGTAGGTAGAATTTTTTAGGAAGTATGATTGATAAGACGATATCTGTGTCGGTATATAAATATTCTTTAAGTTTCCCGATTAATTTCATTTAATCTCTTCCTTTCTTATAAGTTACTAAATCTTTGTTCCAATAAGGATAGTGACTTAGTAAATGTTGATAGAACGTTTCTAACATTTGCTTTCTTTGCGGTGTATGGTCTAGATTAAAGTGACACATTCTACATCCTAGAGCTAAGTTTTCTTTAATTCCTAATCCTGAATTACCTTTAGAGACGTAGTGCATCAAATCACTTCCATATCCACCACAGAATATACAATATTTATCACGTTCAATTACTATTTTTCTTGTATTAGCGTTTGGCTTTAATGCTTTAGCTCTTTTAGATGTGATAATATCACCTCTTATATGCCTAAAGTTATTGGTAAATCGAAAGTAAGCATTTCTTCATTCGCTTTCTTATAAAAATCTTTCTTTATTTCAAAGCCATAACTGTTTCGGTTCAATTCTGCAGCAGCCCTTAAAGTAGAACCACTACCAGCGCACGGATCAATTACAACGTCTCCAACATCAGTAAATATGTTAATCAATCGTTTAAGCACTGGAATAGGTTTTTGAGTTGGGTGCACTTTTGGGTATGAGCCATCAACTTCCCACTCAAACCAGTTTTTAATCATCATTCCGTCATTGTTAAACTTAGGAAGCTTATCTCTGTACAAGACCACCGCATATTCCATCGCTCCAACAATTCTCATGTTTGCTTTTAATACTTGCGAACTTGATTTCTTAATAAAGAAAATTGGGTAACTATTTTTGAAGCCATATTTCTTCCCTTGTTCCATTACCATTTGCATTTGTTGAAAAGCACAGAACACAATCATCGCCGGAGCTTTGCCAGTTTCTTTAGGTTCTTTAATCAGCATTTTTGAGCAAAAGTGCATAAACTCCGAAATTCTAAAATCATTATCGGTATCAAAGAACATGCTATTTGCTTTCTTTGACTCTCCGTTTTCTATTTTTCCATCTACATACCACTCATTACTAGATGCATATGCGTTATTACCTAAGTTATAAGGTATATCGGCGATAACAAGTTGTGCTTTTGGTATGCCGTATCGTTTGTAGTTTTGGAAGTGATCATTGTATAATTCGTATTTAATCTTCATAATCAACCTCAATTTCAATACTGTTGTTTTTGTGTCCGAAAGTTTTGATAGAATGCTTATTCACAATCTGTCTATCATCAGGAATCTTCTTACATATTTGAAGAATGTCTAATATCGGCTTCTCAATGTTATCTAGGTCGCCTACGGTCTTGTTTACACATTTGAAGTGTAGTTTTACCTTTAACGGTTTTAGTCGCTCTACTGCTCTTAAATTGCCTAATTGCAAAGATATTACGCGGATGTATTCCTTGTATTCCTTTGTCCTAAAAGACCTATTGCCATTCTTATAAGTTAATGTTTGGTATGAACGAATCTTATCTACTTGCACTTCCACTTTATTCATTAACACCTCCGTATGTAGAGCTTGGATGAAGTAGTAATTCTTCATACTTTCCTCTAGCATTTTCTTTAATAAACCGTTCCCTCTGTTGAATTGATAAATGAGTTAGTTTAGATCTATGACCATGTTCATATTCTGTAGAATGTTCTAAAATGAAATCAAGCAAAACTTCATCGTAATTACCTTCAATAGCGTAAATGTCATAACCTATCGCTGTAATGCCTTCAAGATGTTCTGTGTCTGTAGCATGGAATATCTTTTTATCTGCAAAGATACGCCAACCACAGTTATCACAGATGCTCATATCACTATTTAAGTGATACAGTTTGAACGGACTGACCTTGACAAAGCCAAAGTCATACAGTTTATTTAGTTCTAAGCAATCGATATTTCTAACTCCTAAATCAAGTAATGGATCAACTAACCATTCGCAACACACAAATCTAATTAAAGGTTTCTGTTCAGCAACCTTAGCGATTGTTGATTTATTGAAATGGTCTCCATGAATATGAGTAAGCAGAATTATCTTTATCTCGTTTAGATATGGAGCAAGCTTTTTATAACTCACTCCTATATCAACTAATACATCTTTGTAGAGAATTGCATTTCCTTTGCTGTCTGATTGAATGACTGTTATCATAAATCACTTATTGATTGTTGTTTAGGTTCAGATGACGATTGCCCTTTTTTGTTCCGTGTAGCAAGTTCTTTATCGATTAATTGTTGAGCCACTGCATTTGTTAAATCTTGCAACTTTTCAACTTTACAGAAATCAAGTAAACCCTCAACCCTTTCGCCAAATAGTTCTAATATTTGTGTAGTCTGATCTTTAGTAATCATTTCTTTGCTCGGATGTTTCTTTGTCTGCTCTTTTGGTTGATGTTCTGGGTTTTTTGTTTGAATTTCAAGACCATCATTTTCTGCTACATCCATCAAGTGCATATATAGATATCGTTTTAAGTAAGTGTGTTGAGAACCTAGTGTTTGAATCTCAAGATTTGATGGTTTTCCATCTCTATTAAAGGTTGTTGCATCTGCTCCGTTTGTTTTGAACTCTATTGTGCTTTCACTGTCCCAATCATGAAGTACCAATGTTGCTAAATTATCAACAAAGTTGAACACTGGAGTAAGTCTGTTTTGAAGTAATAATTCATCACTTTTTGGCATGAAGTCCGACAGTTCGAAATATTCATAACCAGCAAACTTGTTTTTCCCGCTTTTCTTAAGTTTTTCTTTGTTAAGTTGAACTCTGGCATTCTGCAGCTTTTCGTAAATGCTTACTATTTGTTTGTTATCTGTCATCTTTAACTATTCTCCTTATGATTTCTAACATATTCCATTTTTAAATCGTTAACTCTTTTATCGTAGTAGCTCCTGTAATGTGGTTTAATGAAATCTAATGCCGTTTGATATGCTATATGAAGGTACATTTTATTTTCTACATACCACTTATCAAATTGATACTCGTACACTTGATCTAAAGTCTTTGATACTCCTTCTTCGCCGTACTCAACATCAAAATTGTATGACATGTAAATGTCATCAACTTTTTTAGCTAACAACCTCCCAACGTAATCGATCAATGGAGAATATTCTCTTCCTGTTTCGGTATCAACGTTTATAACCGCTGCATTCTGGTAAGTCAGTAACTTTAAGTTTAGTTCTTCATTTTCTTCTAATACTTTTCCTACAATGTTATTAATTTGATTTAATACCTTATATTTGCTACTCATAATATTTAATCCCTTCATTTTCTAGAAAGTTTTTTACAGATTTAAGTTGAGTAATTGTTCACTCAACATAAAACTTCATAACCATAACTTCTTCAACGACTTTAGGAGCTTGAACAACTTCTTTCACAGTTTCAATACGCTCTTCTTGTTGTTGTTTTAACTCTTCTTGTCGAGCCTTTAACTGCTCTTCTCGTACAATTTCGTTATTAACAATCGTGATTGCTTGTGTTGCATCTAGAGATTGATAGTATTTAACAAGAATCCGTTCTTTATTTTGTTGTGTTTCAATTAGTGCTAAATCTGCTGTAACCTTATCTATGAACTCGATAACTAACTTTTCGAGTGATGTGACTGTATTACTTAAACCAATTTTTAATCCAACTTGTTCAAAGTTTATAAAGTCATAACCATTAGCTAATTTGTGTTCTTCGAAGAATTGCTTAACCTTGTTGGTTTTATCTTCAATAACTTTTCCTTCAAATATCTTTACTTGGATGCTAATACTTCCTGACGCTTCTTTAATAAGTGACGACATTTCTTTAGCTTGTAACTCAAAATCTTCAAAAGGTTTCATAAACTCTTTTTTGTTTCTAATGCGCGTATCATTTATCTCTTTATCGAGTTTATTAAGATTAGAAATTATCTTCTTTGCATCCTTAGTCGTATCTTCGGTAACTACCAAATTACGATAGTGATTTAAGTTTTCGTTTAATTCGCTAGTTAATGCATCCAGGTTAGATACAATTGACCCTTGTTTCTGTTCTACTACTAATTCAAAATTATCTTTCATGCCATTCTCCTTTATACTCATAGTATTCTTCATACTTAATCTCTTTTTTCGCTTGTGACTCTAGCCATTTGCATTCTTCGCAGTTTTCAACATCCCACTGACCAAACTCTTTGCCACAAGTCTTGCATGTGTATTCGTCCATACTATCTTTTAATGTGTTTACCTTTACACTTAGGACATCTTGCTCTTTTATCTGTATAGTTATATGACCAACCTTCTTCTTTTAATCTTTTAATTAAGTCTGTTCTTACTTCACATGACTCTGTTTGAAATGTTCTTTTACAATCTACCGAGTCACATTTTAATCCTTGAAAATATGCCATACTAATTACCTTTAATTTCTTTCTTCACTAACGATTTTATTAATTCTTGATTAGGGAGATTGTCGATTTCTTCTTGGGTAAACATACATTTAACACTTGCGTCGTTGATAAGCCCCTTATTGAAATTGTAGTTTCCGTTAAAATGGTGTCTGTAATACTTGTGCTTATGATTGTTGTTTGGAAGTTCCAAAGTATATAGCTTTTCTTTTTCACGTTCCCAAACTAATACCCATTCCATAGGCTTAACTCCGTTGTGTTTAGGTTTGTAGATAGCTGTGATTTTATCTCCTAATTTGTTATTGTTTAAGTAGCAATCAAAACCTCTCTTTAACGCATATAGCATTGAATCGTTAACGTCATATCCTTTCGCTATTAGTCCATTGTCATATTTTAAATCAACCTTATATCCAACCTGCAACAAATCTCTTAAGTCTGGATTGATTAGTTCTAATTCATTTTCTTTTAACCACAAGCACATTCCATTTTCAGACACAACTAGATACGGAAAAAAGGAATTGTCAACTATGCGAATTGCCCCTTGTCCAACCAAACCTCCATAAGTGAATTTCACTTTATCTCCAACTTTAAATTTCATTAATTTTTCTCCTTTTTCTTAACGATATATTTATCGTTCATAATTTTTACTTGTTCAGTGTATGACCACATTAATCTAGTTCTTGCAATTCCGGATTTCTTTTCAATTTGAATAATGTTGCCTGTAAATAAAACTTCATTTGTATGTGTATCTATAAGTTCCTAAATCATATTAATTATTAAACTCGTATTTGTAACCGTTAGACGATAGAATAACTGCTCTGATAATTTCAAAGTCAACTTCATTTATTTCACCATCACGATTTACGTCTGCTATACGTTGCTGCTTCTTTGTCATTTTTCTGTTTCCTAGTTGATGTGCTCTCATTAGTGCCATATCGCTAATACTAATAACTCCATCTTGATTAACATCTGCAAATAAGGGTTCTTCTCTGAGAACACTAACAAATGAAATAGCAATTAGACCAAGCAAAACCATTACTACAACCAAGTAAAAACGTTTGTAAGGCTTGTTAGTATCTTTCACGTAATGCATGAGTTTCACGCTCCATTTCTTCGTTATATATTTCAATAAATGTATTCAAATCTTGTTCACCGCAATGCAAACCACAGTATTCTTCTCGCCATGATTTGAAATCAATTCCATATTTTAGGTAATACCTCATTACAAGCATTTCTAGCTCTGTGTAGCCTTGTTCCTTAGTGGGATAGACACAATATTCAGTGCCGCACTTTATGCCACCAGCGTTGTTGTAATCAAGCCACAGAGTATGAGTACCGTTGCCCGTCTCTATTCTCCACGTCGCTTTAGCGAGGGCTTGAAACTCTTTAGCTGTTCATGGATTGCTGTGTGCTGGTAAGACGAAAGTGTGATTTTGAATTTCTTCTACTCTTTCTTTTACCTCGGTATTTTCTTGTCTTTGCTCTGCTCTAAACTCAATGATTGAATTTAGGATAGATTGTTGGTAAAATATACCTGTAATATTTATTACTAGCGCAATTGTCGCGAGTATCGTACCGACTCCAATCGAGATACTCAATGCGCTTTTTTTATGCTTCATTGTCGAATATCCTTTCTAACTGTTCAAATAAACTTGCAACGTGCATATCTTCTAGTTCTTCGCGTTTTAACTCATTCTTGATTGGTAACAATGTATCGAAATAATGCGACTTCCATTTAGCTTGTTCTCGTTTGAAATAGCCTGCTCTTTCTTGTGGAGTACAAAGTTCTATTCGAGTATATGTATGTCTGCCGTTTTGAATATAGATTGGAAGATTGGTTGATCTGTTCTTCCTGATAAATGCATAGACTCTTCTTGCGGTTCTAGCTTCGTCTGAACTTGCGAATGTATATGAGTCCTTTTCTGTGTATTTTTCTAATAATTCTTGATTGATAAAATCACTTCCTTTCGTGTTATGATTTCCTTATCTGAATAGATAGGAGGTATTAATATGTCAATTGAACTAACTAAAGACCAATCAACCTACTTAGTGGCTGTCTACAAAATGTATCTCGATAAAATCAAAGATGGTCAATCTAAATCACAAGCAAGCAACTTTGAATCTGGTTTTTGGAAAAATTCTAAATATCTTATGACCTGGCATCCTGATGATATTTCGCAAGTTCATATGCAATTATCTAAAATTGGGTTGTTTAAGACTTGGATTATGGGTGATTTCGTTTTACAACCAGATGCGATATTCATCATGGAAAATCGGTTCAAAAACGGTCTAAAAGAAGTTGTTGAATTTCTGACTAAATTTATTCCCTAACATATCTTCAAATATGATTTCAATTGAGTGTTCAATTCCACAAATCTCGTATTTTACATGAGATACTCTCATATTGGATAAGTTGATCCCGTTTATTTCATAGGCCTTATTTTCGAGGTCTATTTTTAGTGTTTCAAGTTTTTGTTTAGGCAATATAAACGAGTTATCACTGTTCTCTACATTTTCCTTATGCAGGATATCTAAAAAACCTTTTACCCAAACAATGTTGTCTTTAAGAGGAATTACCATTTCTGTACTTTCTTCACTTACACCGTTGTTTTCTTTTATATCAACGACTATCTTTGCATCACTATTTTCAAAAGCTTGAATAATCTCTATTGCTTGTTCTGTGCTATTTGCTATTACTTTTATCATTGAGCTTCCTCTCTTTCTAACCCAATGCCGTTTACACTGACTTTGAATCCATTTTCAACTATTGCTTGAACCTCACCATTCTCAATAAAAACATGGGCTATTACTTCGTCGTTTTCACGAGTTACAGTTATTTCTTCTAATTCATTCATTTAGTTTCCTCTCTTTCTTTTCTATACTTAGCAATCTTTGCTTCTTGTTTCATTTTAGTTTCGAAATAATTCATGTCCTTGCCAATATGTTCAAGGAATAACTCTGTAGGAATTAGCATAGGGTTAGCCAGCTTTATTCCTTTTTGCTCTAATTCAGCAACTAGATCTATTCTGTATTGTCTTGCTACTCTGTGAACTTTGCCAACAAACAGTTTTAAATGCTCTGTATTTAACTCTTCGTTATTAACTAAAACTTCGTACTTTTCTAACCATTTCATATTTTCTCCTTTTTGTGTATTTAATATACACATTCGATTTAAAAAAATTAAGATAAGTCAAATTTTTTCGGTTCAATATCTAGCCAATCACAATACTTAAGAAATTTTATAGCTGGAATTCTAGTTTTATTATTTTCATAGTTACGCCATGTTGTTACTGTTATTTCCAAATATTTAGCCACTTCTTCAATTGTTAAATCTTTCATTTTTCTGGCAGAACGCAATGTCACCCTATCGCTCACACATCCACCCCCTTTCTTGTGTAAATTGATTACACTAACAATCTATCACTCTGTGTATGTTATGTCAACATAATTTATCAGAAAGTGTTAAATTCATTGCTAAAATGTGTAAAAGTGTGTATTATTTTAGTAAAGAGAGGTATAGATTATGAGTGAATTAAATAAACAGATAGGTCAAAAACTTCAAGAAGCACGTGAGAAAGCAGGATATTCACTTAGAGATGTTGCCAATATTGTAGGGAAAAACTATTCCACTATCCATTCTTACGAAACCGGAAGAAACGCTATCAACGTTGACGTAATGGATCAAATCTGCAATGTTTATGGTGTAAACTATCTAGACATTCTCACTGAAATACATTACATGAACAAATTAAATAAATAACTTTGTTTTTTATTTTATACTATCATCAATACACGACAAAATTAGTCACAGACAATAAATAGGAGAAAATCATGAAAAAATATGGATTCACAATTGTGTTTGTTATCGTTGCTTTGATTAATCTAGGTGTAGCAGTCTATCAATTCACCCATAATGATATAACTTTGGGTGCAGTAAACACTGCAACTGTTGCTTTAGCTTCTTACTTAGCTTATATAACACTACCTGAAAAAGAAACGATATATGTTAAAGAAAGCAATAGACCAATTATTGAAACACAAGATAATCAAAATAATATAGTTACCGAACTTCCACTAAAGACAGAAATCAGAAGTAAGAATGCTAATAAAGTAAAAACAAGAAATAGCAGAGTGACATCCTTACTTGTATCTAGTATTATGACAGTAATCTACATCGGTATTTTGATTTATATTGTTTATGATGTTACAAACATTAAATCGACAGGCGATAGCGCTTATGACTTAGGAACAGCAATTGGAGCTTCTTTAGGTGTGATGTTGTTATATCCACATATGGCATTTGTTTTTATATCATTTATCTTCAATGTTGTTGCTTATGTTTGGAATCTATCATGGTCTGCGTTAGTTGCTGCGATATTGTATATAGTCGCTATGGTATTAATGCCTACATACTTCTTTGGTATATTAGTTCAAATGATATTATGTTTTATAGGGTATTCAAAACTTAAGAAAACTAATATATAGTAGTGATTTATGAACGAAAGCAAATTAGCAATTCAATTAGTTAAAGACATTTAAATAAAATGGGATATGGTTATCAATCTAAAAATAACTAAAAAAACACCGACGGCAATCGGTGTAAGTGCAACATATAGACCTACTAGACTAGCTTTTGTTGTACTCCTTTTATAACAAAAATATGAGGTGATTTAAATGACAAAACGCAAAATTAAGACTCCGGGTGTTTATTTGGATAACAATGGAACTTATTATCTAAAATATAAAAACAAGACATACAGAGGCTTTTCAAGCGTTGAAGAGGCAGAGATAAAAAAGGCATCACTTCGTTTGGCAGATGATACAGTTAACTCTATTTTGTTCTATGATCTAATTACTGATTTCTTAGAATACCAATATCAACTTTACGAATCACAGTCGATTACTTTTGGTACATATGACAAGAAAAAGTCTGCGGTTGACAATTATATAAAAGATAATTTTTCAAATGTACGACTTAACAAATTGAGACCTATAATGTTTAGAAACTTTAGGTCCGACATAAATTCATTCTCAATTTCTTCGTCTCATAAAAACTATATCTTACAAACTATGAAACAAATCATAATACACGCCATGAAATATCACGGATTGAAAGAAGATTTTTCATTGTTTCTAGATAGATTCCCTATAACCAAAAGCGAGCGAAAAAAAGCAAAAAGCAGACTATCTTATATCTGGAACAACGATGATTTCGAACGGTTTTTGAATAACGTTAGTGCTTTTAGAAACGATGAGTATTCTTATGAGTCAATGTGCTTAAAAATATCATTTTATCTCTTTTTCTATCACGGTCTAAGAATTGGAGAAGTGTTAGCATTACAGTGGAAAAAGATTGACTGCGAAAATAAAACACTTGCTATATCAAACTCATTAACTAAAAAGACAGAAGAAAAAGGATACGAAATCAAAGAACCTAAAACAGATGATAGTGATCGTGTAATAGCGATTGGAGACGATACTGTTAATATATTGATTAATCATAAAAACGCAGCTAAAGAATTCTATGGTTTTAACGATGATTGGTTTGTTGTAGGAGATAATTCGCCTAACTCTGCTCGAAAAATAGATAGAGCAAGAGAAACTGCGTGTAGAAAAGCAGAACTTGATATTATAACAAATCACGATATGAGACATATGTTTGTTACTAACTCATGGGGAAAAGTTCCGACAACTGCACTCAGTCAATATATAGGTCATAAAAATGTATATGTAACTTTAACTAGATATGCACATTTAGCACAAGAAGACAGTGATAAAATGACTGAATTCATCAACAATTCAGAAAAAATCTTCTCAAAATCTTCTCGAAATGAAATTTAG